AGATCTTTTAATGATCACCGGTTCAATGTAATTTTAAAAGCCAGACAGCTAGGTATCTCAACCATCACGGCGGGATATGTTGTTTGGCTTATGATGTTTCACCGAGACAAGAACGTACTTGTCATGGCGACCAAGTTTGGCACAGCTTCGAACTTGGTAAAGAAAGTAAAAAACATCATGAAGCACGTACCCACTTGGTTACGAATCTCTACAATCTCAGTAGATAATAGAACTTCTTTCGAGCTTTCCAATGGTTCACAAATTAAAGCTTCATCTACGTCTGGCGATGCTGGTCGTTCTGAAGCTTTGTCACTTTTGGTGCTCGATGAGGCTGCACACATCGAAGGATTAGATGAACTGTGGATGGGTTTGTATCCAACACTATCAACCGGTGGAAGTTGCATTGCTCTATCTACCCCTAACGGCGTTGGTAATTGGTTTCACAAAACCTATGTAGCTTCCGAAGAAGAGAACAATGATTTTTTCCCCACAAAACTCCCATGGGATGTACACCCTGATCGAGATATTGAATGGTTCGATAAAGAAACCAGAAACATGTCTAGGCGTGAGATTGCACAAGAGCTAGAATGTAACTTTAATATGTCAGGTGAAACAGTAATTCACCCCGAAGACATTGAAAAAATGATTTCTACAATCACAGAGCCTGATTATAAAACAGGGTTTGATAGAAATTTATATATCTGGGAGAAATACAACCCAGAGCTTTCCTATATTTTATCTGCCGACGTAGCCCGAGGCGACGGAAAAGATTATTCTGTGTTTCATGTGGTTGATGTTACCAATATGAAGCAGGTTGCAGAGTATCAAGGCAAACCTGAACTAGATTTTTTTGCTCAAATGATTTATGACACGGGTAGATCGTATGGAAACTGCATGGTGGTCGTTGAAAATAACAATGTTGGTTATTCTGTCTTAACAAAACTAGTAGACATGGAGTATAATAATATATATTACTCTATCAAGTCTACTCACGAATATGTGGAGCAGTATGTGGCAGAGCAAAGGAGCAATTCGGTGCCGGGGTTTACAACTTCTATGAAAACAAGACCCTTAATCATCGCTAAATTAGAAGAATTTATAAGAAATAGCCTAATTAGTGTAAATTCTAATCGTTTATTGACAGAAATTAAGACTTTTGTCTGGAATAATGGTAAACCAGAGGCGATGAGAGGATATAACGACGACTTGATCATGGCTATGGCTATCGCTTGCTGGGTTAGAGACACTGCTTTGGTCGGTGACAAGCGAGAAGTCGAGTATAGAAAGGCAATTTTGGCGGGAATGAGTAAATCTACCTCTCAATTTAACACTTCTATACCCGGACAAGCTGGCTACACTAGAAGAGATGAGTACAAAGACAAAATTAAAAGTTTAGAACCTTTCATGTGGATTACAAAGGGATAAAAAATGGCAAAAAATACAAAAAATACTAGAAATCAAGATTCACTGTTGTTCAAACAGCTAACTCGCCTGTTTTCAGGACCGATTGTAAACTATAGAAAGCAAACACAGAGAAGATTTAGAAAAACACAACTTGATAATTACTCATCGAAGTTTTCTTCAGCTTCAGGTCAGCAATTTAAGAAAAGTGAGTTCGGATACGGCTTCGATGCACTGGCATCTGCAAAGATGTTGCAGCAAGATCGCTCAGTTCGCTATATGGACTTTGAGCAGATGGAATATATGCCAGAGATTGCGTCCGGGCTTGATATTTATGCAGATGAGATTACAACTTCTACAAAATTGACACCACTCTTGACAATTGATTGTCAGAATCAAGAAATTAAAGATATTCTGCACTCTCTGTATCACAATATTTTAAATATTGATCATAACTTGTTCGGATGGGCAAGAACAATGTGCAAGTACGGCGACTTTTTCCTTTATTTGGATATTGATGATTCAAATGGAGTAACCAGTGGTCTGGGTTTGCCACCGAGCGAGATTGAAAGAATGGAAGGCGAAGATCCAACCAACCCGAACTACATCCAGTACCAGTGGAACTCCGCAGGCATGACTTTTGAGAACTGGCAGATAGCACACTTCAGGGTTTTAGGTAATGACAGGTACGCACCTTACGGCACTTCTGTTTTAGAGCCAGCACGCAGAATTTGGAGACAGCTTACATTGCTAGAAGATGCAATGATGGCTTATCGAATTGTACGTTCGCCAGAGCGTAGAGTTTTTTACATTGATATTGGTAATATTGCCCCACAGGATGTAGAGCAGTACATGGAGAGAGTAAAGTCCACGATGAAGAGAAATCAAATTGTGGACTCATCAACAGGTAGGGTAGATCTTCGATACAACCCGATGAGCATTGATGAAGACTATTATATTCCAGTTAGAGCAAACAATAATACAAGAATTGAAACATTGGCTGGTGGCAGTTTTACGGGAGATATTGACGATGTAAAGTATCTCAGAGATAAATTGTTTTCGGCTTTGAAGATCCCAGCCTCATACCTTTCTAGAGCAGAGGGGGCAGATGAAGATAAGGCAACACTAGCTCAAAAAGATATTCGATTTGCCAGAACGATTCAGAGATTACAGCGTGTGATTGTTTCTGAACTTGAGAAAGTTGGTATCGTACACCTTTATACACTTGGGTTTAGAAAGCAAGATCTTATCGGCTTCAAGCTTTCCCTAAACAACCCGTCTAAGATTGCAGAACTGCAAGAGCTTGAACATTGGAATACAAAGTTTGATGTTGCCTCCGCAGCCACTGAGGGATATTTTTCTCGTCGCTGGATTGCAAAGAATGTATTTCAAATGTCAGACGAACAGTTTCAGCAAAACCAAAGAGAAATGTTCTTTGATAAGATCCTTGACGCTCAGCTTGAAGCCGCTGCCGAAGGTGCAACCGCCGAAGGCGGCGAAGGTGGTGGTGCCGATTTCGGAGATGAAGGCGGCGATGACTTGGGCGGCGATGACTTGGGCGGCGATGACTTGGGTGGTGAAGATGATGCAGGCGGCGACGACGACAGCGCACTCTTGGCAGCACCAGCTAGGAGATCATCTAACGTCCAAACGACAACACCAGCATCAAAGGGTAAGATGTATGAGCCAAAAACTGTAAACGGAAAACCACAACACGGCGGCGACAGGCGTGCCGCAGGTGCAAACAAAAGAAGAACAAAAGCATCATGGTCAAACGAGACAGGAAAGAATACTAGAAGAAATACCCATAAAGGTGCTAGCGATATAATGGGATTAGTTAAGTCTCCGCTTGCTGAATCTGTACTAGATACTAATTATGAAGTAGACGAGCAAAAAATTATTAACATGAGTGTTGAAATTGGTCGTTTAATAGAAAATTTGGGGAGAAACAAAGATGAGTCCGAAAAGAAAAAATAAATTCAGACATAATAAGAAGCGCAACACCGCATTCTTGTTTGAAGTTCTTGTTAAGGAATTGACTAAGGCTTCTATTCGGAAAGACGAGCAAAAGAAAAAGCAAGTTGTGTCTGTATTAAAGAAACATTTTTCGAAAGGTACGGTCCTACATTCAGAATTGGATGTATATCGTTCTCTGACGGAAACAACAGGTGTCACCAAAGAAGTGGCTGAAAAAATTTTAGTAGAGGCTAAAAGAGTCTATGCTATGATTCCACAACAGGATATTTTTAATAATCAATCAGCACTTATTTCTGATATTTCTAAATCAGTGGGCGGTGATGTATATGCAAACTTTGTGCCAAACTATAAAGATTTGGCTACAATCGCACAAATTTTTAACTCTACTGGTCCTTTAGCTAGCAGGGTTCTAATGGAGCAAAGACAGGTAGAGATTATGTCTACACCTGAAGAGAGCGAGCAAGAGTTCAAACACATTTCAAACTTAACATATCGTTCGTTCACTAAAAAGTTTAATACTGAATACTCCGACAAACTACACGAAGAACAGAGAGATCTGTTGAACAAGTTTATTTATTCTTTTGCAGACAATGGGTTATCTCTCAAAGTATATCTGAATGAAGAGATTGAAAGACTCAAGTCTGTAGTTAAGGCATCTTTGAACTTGACCGAAATTAAAAGCGATCCTAAGATGCTCACCAACGCAAAGTCTGTACTAGAGATTTTAGATACGTTCGGTAGCAAGCCCTTGGACGAATCGGGAGTAAAAAGAATCCTAAAAATCCAGTCCTTGGCTAGAGAGGTCACTGAATAATGGCTATTGTAATGAAGGTGGGTGGTCCAGCTAATGATGGTGCTGTCGAACAACCAAAACCAGAGCCAAAGCCTCAAGCATCCATGGAGATGGTGGCAAGAAAGAGCCTTGATGGAAACATCATGATTTTAGACCACTCCGATATTGATATTGTCGTGATGCCAAATAGTAAAAAAGTTTTAACAATCTCGAAAGGCTCGCTATCAGAAGATGTATATGATACACAAGATCGATTGTTTCGCTATCTCTCACGAAAAGGCGTTGTAGATCCGGGCAGTGTTCGTTCTGGAAATGTCTATGGTTCGATGGAGGCGGCTTATGTGGCAGAGTCATATAATGGATCAGACTCCACGGAGGTGGTTGTTTTTGATATTGGCAAGTTTCTAGAAGAAGAAAAGGCATATTATGAATTCAGCGATAGTCACGAAAGCGAGATCGCAGATATGCTGACTAAACCTAATGACGCAACAGATTTGGGTGACATTGAACAAGGAGAGCGAAAGGGAAGTATTAATCCTCATCCGACTCAGTACAAAGTAAGTCATCCGTCAGCATCACCATTTTATCAGGAGTAACAATGGAACTACTATGGTTCACCCTAGCGGGGTATGGTCTCACACAAATTTTAGTTTATAGCTCGCTCTTCGAAAAGCCCAGAACATTTATAAAATCAAAGTCTGATTTTCTTGGAGAGCTTGTTAGTTGTCCAATGTGTACAGGTTTTTGGGTTGGAGCACTTCTTTTTTGCTTAAATCCATTTACAGAACTATTTAGTTTTGAGCTAAACGCAGTAAACTTTCTTATTTGTGGTTGGTTGGGTTCTGGAAGTTCATATGTTATGAACATGGTTTTTGGAGATAAAGGAATGAATTTTTCTCATAATCATAATGAGCCCGAGCAGCAGCAAAAATGCGAGCACTGCGATAGCGACCCATACCACCGAATGAGTTTTGATGAAATGGGTGGTATGTTTGAATATCACGGAGGCGAGGACGATGAAGAGTAATACTTGGGTTGCAAAGTGGATGTTACAACCTGTTCGACACTGTTGTAAGGGTTCTATAATTTGCCCTACATTTATTAATTCTCAATAATGTAGGGCTAGGTGCAGAGATGAATAAAAAAGTTACTATAAGAAAAGGTGCAAGGTACACCATTAGTCAGATTGGCTATTATAATTTTTGGTATCCTTCAGATGAGGATTCAGATATAGGTGTATTATCAGAAGCCATTGATGGCAACCTTTTAAACTGGCGTGGCGGGGGAACCAGATGGCTACCCCTTCACGTAACAGCAGAGATTGCAAATTTTTATGGTTCACCCATTAGGGTTATTTGGATAGACAAAGAGGAAATACAAAATGGCTAAAAAAGTCTTGAGAGAGTATTATGAAATGTGTGAAGGTGGTGTTTGCCAAGATCACCTAACTGAAGAAGAGAAGATCGAGGTACAAAATGGAGCCACGTATCTTACCGGTATCATGCAAAAGGCAGATCAACTGAACGGCAATGGTAGAATTTACCCCCATAAGGTTTTGGCTAGGGAGATGAAGAACTACGAAAAGCTTATAGGTGAGAGAAGAGCACTAGGTGAGTTAGACCACCCAGAAGACTCGGTTGTAAATTTAAAAAACGCTTCTCACATGGTCACCAATGTTTGGTGGGATGGTAACAATGTCATGGGAAAGATCAAGGTATTGAATACACCATCGGGAAATATTCTTAAATCTTTGGTCGAAGGCGGTGTTAAGCTTGGAATCTCTAGTCGAGGTCTCGGATCTGTCCATGAAGATAATAACGGCAATACAATTGTGGAAGACGACTTTCAGTTGATTTGTTTCGATTTTGTATCAGAGCCATCTACGCCCGGTGCTTATATGTCTGTGAAAGAGGGTGTGGAGAAAAACATTTTTACCAAAGCAGATAGAATTAACAGAATTTTAAACGATATTGTGGGTGAACAATGAGTAGAGAAGAATTAAAAAAGACACTAAAGCCTTTGATTAAACAATGTATTAGAGAAGTTTTACTTGAAGAGTCAGGCGTGTTATCAAAGGTTGTTTCCGAAGTAGCTAGCGGCTTGGGTGGTCAGGTTATTACTGAGACTCGCAACACGCAAGTTCAAACTAGCGAACGAGAGAAAGAAGTAAACAGAATTAAAACAGAAGAGTTGAGAAGACACAAGAGAGAGATGTTGAACTCTATTGGTCAGAGTGCATATAACGGTGTAGATATTTTTGAAGGCACTCAACCTTTATCTTCATCAGGACAAGCTACACCATCGAATGGTCCGATGAGAGATCGAGACCCCAACGATCCCGGTATTGACATTACTAAAATCCCCGGTCTAAACTTGGACGTTGCAAGAAAGTTAATGGGATAATATAATGGCAAACAAACCTATCAATGCTGAAGTAGTGGCAAGACCAAAGGAACACCCAGAGAGGTTGATCCGAAGATTTATTAAAAAGTGTAAGCGTGCTGGTATTACTGAAGAGGTGTATCAGCGCAGATTTTACGAAAAGCCTTCAGTGAAAAGAAGAAGAAAGAAAGCGGAGGCAGAATATCGCCGCCGCAGAGATGAAAGAAAAGCAGAAAGAGCAATGAATAGAAATAAAAAAGGGCGAAAATAGTTCGTTTTAGCTTTTTTTTGTTTTATGTCTATTTACTTTCGATAAGGAGAATTACACAATGAGTGACGATTTTGATTTTATTGACAGCTACGGCGAAGCCGTCGAAGTCAAGCATGAAAACCAGCTTCCCGAGAACGATGTAGACACTGCTCTCAACGTCGGTGTTATCGGAGTCGGTGGCGGCGGCGGTAAGCTTGCTCAAGCTTTTATTGAGCAGGGCTACAATAAGACGATTTTAATTAATACAACAGCTAAAGACCAACCCCTTGGACTAGAAGAGGCGCACCTTGTTTTAGTTCCCGGTGCAGACGGAGCAGCTAAAGATGTTACTATTGGAAAGAAAGTTTTTTCTGACAACAGTGCAGTGGTTGAAGACGCTCTTCGAACTAAACTTGGTAAGGTTGATTGGCTTATTGTTTGTGCCGGTGGCGGCGGTGGAACAGGTAGTTCTACTTCTGCCTTGAGCGGTGTTTTCGATAGATACTTGGCTTCTGTGCAAGCTGAAGGTTCAGTAATTTATGTAACAACTCAACCGACAGCGCAAGAGATGCTAAATTCTACAATCAGGGAGAATGCAGAATCTTTAAACACAGAACTTTCAGATCGTACACAGATTGTGTTAGATAATGAAAAGCAAGTGCAACTATTGAGAGGCAAGGTTGGTATGCTGGGGATGTACCCAACTGCAAACACAACTTTTGTAAAATTGCTGACCCAAGTGTTGAAGTTGGCAGATGAAAAGTCTCCAATTCAATCATTTGATTCAAAAGACTTAGAGAGGTGTTTGAAGACGCCGAAGAGAATGTTCTTGGGGTCTACAATCGCAAAAGATACTGGTCCTAATCTTGGAGCAGAATTATATCAAAATTGTTTAAGACGCTCACCTTGCCCCGAGCCAAAGGGGAAGCCAAAAACAGGAGCAATGCTTTTGGTGATTACGCCAGAGATGGCTGAAGACCCAGAAGTTAGCAAGCATTTAGATGCGGCGGTGTCTTATGTTGGGGGTAGAACAGAGACTTTGTTTTCTGGCGTTTACATTCGTGAAAATTTACCCGGTTTGGTTGCAATTCTTGCTTTAAATGGACTTGATTAGTATTTTCCGTTTTTAAATGGGGATTTTGGTCAGTTACATACTATTTATTTTATGAAAAACCACGTTTGTTTTTTATCGTTTGGTTAAAAGGAGAGATTTTTAAATGTCATCAATGTTAGAACAGGCTATTGTCGATGCCGAAGCCTTAAAAGAGGCAGCAATTAAGAATGCTGAAGCGGCAATCATTGAAAAGTATTCTAATGAAATTAAAAGCGCAGTAGATTCACTACTAGAGTCTGATGAAGAGCTTCAAGAAGCTCCTGAAGACGAACTAGGAGGGGATTTAGGAGGTGAACTAGGTGGTGAAGTAGCTCCTGACGTTTTACCTGACATGACCCCTGCCGCTACCGATGGCGAAAATCTTTGCCCATGTCCAGACGAGCAAGAAGAAGTAGTTGTAGACTTTGATCAGCTTGCTGCTGCTGCCGATGCAGAGGCGGGAATGGAGCTTGACGCTCCGGGCTCCCCTGATGCAGACCTTGGCGGTGGAGAGGATGAGCTAGGTCTCGATGATCTTGGAGATGAAGAAGAGGATGAGCTTGAACTGGCTGAAACAAAAGATATTATTGATGCTGTTGTTCAAGAGCTGCTAAAGGTGGATCACGAATCTGTTCCATCTGGAAATCTTTTTGGTCGTTCTGGTACTGAGATGGAAGATGAGCAGGATGCTGTTCATGCATCAAGAAGAGATACCGAGAGAGCAGAGAAAGAAAAAGAAGAGCAAAAAGCAATTAAAGATCTTACCGAGCGACACAAGAAAGCAATGAAGATCATCAGGCATCTCGAAAACAAACTAAACGAAACGAATTTATTAAACGCAAAATTACTTTACACGAATAAAATTTTAAATAGTGCCTCCCTGAATGAGCGGCAAAAGAACAAAGTTGCCGAAGCTATTAGTCGTGCGAGTACAGTAGAAGAAGCGAAGGTTTTATTTGAAACACTTCAAAGCGCAGTGCAGAGCGACCGTCAAGCACGACAGCCAAAATCGCTGAGCGAAGCAGTAACAAAGAAGTCTTCAGTTTTTATGCCTAGACGCACAAACAATTTGCAAGAAAAACAAAGCCCCGTAACAGATAGATGGGCTATCCTTGCAGGTATTAAGAAATAAGACTAATTTATCATTTAGGAGGAAATAAAAATGTCTAATATTTTAGAAAGACTTACCGAAGGCGTCGTTCAGCGTAACGTCGTCAAGGAAGGTGCTGCACTCCTTAACAAGTGGTCAAAGACAGGACTACTTGAGGGACTTGGTACTGACTATGAACGTCAGTCGATGGCAGTATTACTTGAAAATCAAGCAAAAGAGCTTCTCAGAGAAGCAAACGTACAGGGTGCAACAGGCGGTAGCGGAGTCCAAGGATTCGCCGCAGTTGCTTTCCCATTAGTTCGCCGTGTCTTCGGTGGACTTCTCGCTAACGATCTTGTTAGCGTTCAGCCTATGAGCCTACCATCAGGTCTCATCTTCTTCTTGGACTTTACCAAGTCGAGTGAGCGTGATAACACCGAGGGTGAATCAATCCACGGTCAGGGCAAGATCGGTTCAGGAATCATCGAAGGTGTTGAGCTTGGCGATAACGGTTTTTACAACCTTTCCCAAGGTTACTCTTCAGCTCGTGGTTCTTTGAAGGCGACCGCCCATGTAGCGGCGGCAGGTGACGATCCTGAAGTCACAGGTGCTTTACAGCTTGACGCTGCGATTATTGATCTCGCAACGAAGTTGAACGATACCGAGGCAAAGTTGGTTGACTTTGATCCTGATTTGATTGCTGACTCAGCGAGTGGTGGTGAAACGGACAAGATCGCTGTTGCAACACTAACGCTTTCGAATGCTAGTGATTCTTCTGATGATTGTGAAGTAACAGGCGGCAGCAACCTTGCTGCTCAGATGACGCCACATCACGTCATGGCTTTGGCTCTTGCAGCCGAGGGTGCTGGCAAGGCTGATGGCGTTTCACTTGTCAGAAGACTTACAAAGGTGACAGCATTGAATGCCAACGGCACGGTTAAAACCATGAGAGTTGTGCTTAGAGGTGCAGCAGCAAAGTTGACCGCTGATGAAGGTGGTCTATTCGCTACCGCAGCAGGCAAGGATGCTCGAAACCAAGCCGCACTCGACTTTACTTTCCCAATCGGTGACAACATCACTGAGGTAAGTGGTTCACTCGGTGCGCTTCAGGCTACTGCCACTTGGGAGCTTGAGTCTACTCTTGCTGATCCTTTTGGTAACGGCGACA